TCTATGGTCATAACATGGCATAATCATCTCCTAATAAAAAAAATATTGCGTGCCAACCAGGCACCACATCCCTAAACACAACACTTCACCTAAATCGACATCGTCAGTGTAGATTAGGCGAATCATGCTGATAACCATTACCAGCACTTCTATAAAATGCCGGTGACTCGGCGTTAAAACTGATTCCATTTTTTTACTCCTTCTTATTATCGAAAGTCTGGCTTTCCGTTGATTAACGGCAGATTATACGCCTTATCTAATATATTCATCCGTTCTGCATCCTCGTTTAAATACCTTAAATCATCTTCGCACCATTCTATACCGCCTAAGCCGATAGCCCAGGTGCAGCCATCGGTGTTCATTTTCCAGTCAGCCGGCAAATCGTCTTGCGATATTTTTTCAGTCATCTTATTTCCTTATTGCTTTTGTCCCGAATTGGGCTTAAATAGAAATCGTCAATAAAATTCAGAATATCGTAACTTACCCTCGCTGATTCCGCGTCGCTTAACCCTGGGTTTAACTCTGCAACTTTTTCAAAAAGAGAGTCACATTGAAAGTCATATATTTTATGGCTGGTTGTTCCCGCATAGTGTTCGCGCGCTTTAAACCGGAACCAAGCGCCGTTGGTTTTTATTGCAGCCGAGAAAATTAACTTTCCATGTGCGCCACCTCTCAATAATTGTACGTGTGCTAGGTTAAATTCATGCTTTAATTCTTTAGTCATTTTATAACCCCCCATTTAATTTTAAATCGATGTACTTGTCGTACGCGTAATCGTCGTTGTCAGCAGCATTAAATAATAAACATGCGTCTACCTCTATGTCGTCGTAAAAGTCTTGTAGGCGGTCTGCTATAACCTCCTCATCGTTAGTGTCGGCGACTTTAGATACAGCGTACATATGTGAGTGACAAAATTGGTTTGTGATGTAAAATCCATCGTCCAAACATATTTCTAACATCATAGATGCCGCAGCGGATGTGCTCTTGATGTCTAAAAGCAAATAGCTGTTGTCTAAGCTGCGAATAGGGCGGATGTTTTTGCATTTGAATTGTTTCATTGCGTTACCTCCTGTGCCGTTATAGTGAAGCTTAGGTCAAGATTTTTTTCAAATAGTTCGTTCTGGGTGATGTATTTTAATTCATCAATGACGACATTTAGAAATTTAGGCTTAAATGACTTTGTCGTTTTGTGAATTCCAACTGTGTCTATTTCTGTGGTGATTAGATAGGTCTTTTTCATTGCGTTACCTCCCCAAAAACAGTATCGAGCTCAAGATTCCAATATGCAGCCTCGCTTTCAAGGTCGACGCTCCCAAAATCAGCTATAATGTCGTGCACTTCTTCGTGGCCGAATTTTTCTTTAAGCTCATGGATTCTGTAATGTACCGCTTCAAGCTCGTTAGTCACCTTTTCCCACCATTCAAACGTTTCTTTGTCGCATAGATATGCTTTTAATTCTTCTGAGTATGTAAAAGGGTCGTCCGTTGCGCTGTGTACCAGGGTTTCAATCCATTCCATCCCCGAATATGGGCATGTTATTGATAGCGTGTGGATTTCGTTTGATTCGATGTCTGTGATTATAATGTTCATTGCGTTACCTCCAAGGTGTTGCATTTTAGTGGGGTAGAGTTAAGCCGTTAGCGCCTCGGCTAATACGTCTATGAATGTTTTCTTTTCGTCTGTATGTCTGTTGTGCTCTACTACTAACTTTAAATCTTTGGCGTCACTTGAATCGATGTCATCTAAATTGATGGTCATAAAGTTGTCCGTTAAGTGCTGCGTAACATATAAGTCGCCAACATCGCGCCCATCTTCATTAGTTACTGAGAAATCAAATACAAAAGTCTCGGCTTGGTCTTCAGCGCCTAAAACTAGCGTTGTTACATCGTCCATGTCGTAGTTATATGATTCTTTGTATGTGACTTTTACTTCACCAACAAATAGTATTTTGATTTTTGACTCTAGCGTAATCTCGCCCAACCTACGGCCACCGTCCATTGCTTCTGATATTCTTGCAGTGCGTGACCATTTTCCGTTTTTGATTAGCTCTTTGAATTCACTTGTGCTTAATTTTATCATGTTGCGTTACCTCCAAGGTTTGCATTTGTAAGTCACTACTGAGTGACAAGATACAGTTTACACACGTTTACATGCTGCGTCAAGGCTTTGAACTAGTTAATTTAACATTGTTATATTTGTTTGTGCTGACTCATTATATATGCTACTTTACTGCAATATGATCAAAAATTGAGTAAATGGGTAAGTCTATGCTGAGCAACGCTAAAACGGGTGCTAGTGGCAACTTATCAACAGAAATTGTGGGTAACTATGAGATGTTTTCGGTGTGCTGGACGCAAAAAGATGTACAAAATTGGTGCAACTAAGGTCTACTCAACTATAGATACTGGCGGGAGCCTGGTCGATTGTCCCATGTGTGCAGGTGAGGGCGAGATTAAAAAGCTTGATGAAAAAATAAAGGATTTGAAAAATGGTAGTAGCAAAATCAAGAAGTCTGTCGCCAAAAAAGCCAGCTTCAAAAAAACTCTCACCAAAAAAGTCAACAGCAAAAAAGAAAGCTAAGCTTGGTCGTCCAGCCATCTTTACGCCTGCTCTCGAAGATAAGATTTTAAAAGCGCTTTCAGAAAATCCGCACAAAGGTATTCGCACGCTCTGCAAAGAAAATGACCACTTCCCTGACTGCGGTACTGTATATATGCATCGCGTTAAGAGCACAATATTTAACGAACGATGTCGAAATGTGATGAAAATTAGAGCAGAATTAGCAGTTGAAGATTTGAGCGAATCTAAGAAAGAATTACTCTATTATTTTGACTCAGAAGGTAACAAAAGAATTGATTCGCCGAGCGCAACTCTAGTTAATTTAGACATGCAAAACAAGAAATGGTTTGCTTCAAAACTTGCGCCGAAACTTTACGGAAACGAAAAAGAATTCATCGAAACTAAAAGCGAAAACGAAGGCTTGAAGAAAGAATTGCAAACTCTACGCAAACAATTACAAGAACAAAACGAATCGGAATATTAATTAATGACAGAGTTAGAGCGCGTTCAGCGAATCGAAGAAGCTATTTATTCACTCGCGAAAGATTCCGAGAAAATGGTCGCTCTCCTTGAGCGGATTTTTGTAGAGATTGCGCACGTGTCTTATTCACTAGAAGATCATAGCGAATAATCGATGTCTATCGACATCGAAAAAGAAAAGATGCGCGCGGAGCTGCTCGGCTCGTTAATTGAGTTTACTAAAACTTTTTTTGAAGTCGTCACTGGCCGCAAGTTTATTATCTCGCACCCAATCGGTCGCGAATCTCATTTTATTACAATCGCTCGCGCACTAACTCAAGCTGCAAGACTAGAAATAACAGACAACAGATTAATTATCAATTGCCCACCCGGCCACGGTAAAAGCGTTATGCTGTCGATGTGGGTCGCATGGACAATGGCAAGCAATCCAGACTCAAACTTTCTATACATTTCATACTCTAAAACCATCGCGGCAAAGCACACAGAATTTATTAAGCGCGTCATGACAAGCAAGCATTACACGTACTTGTTTGATGTAGAAATAAGGCAAGACTCAAGAGCTAAAGACAGCTTTCGAACGACAGCGGGCGGCAGCGTTGGTGCGTACGGAAGCACTGGTTCAATCACGGGGCAGGATGGCGGGTTACCGGGTCTTGATAGATTCACGGGCGCTATCATTATAGATGATGCTCACAAGCCGGATGAGGCAACGAGTGAGACAATCAGACAAGGCGTTATTGATAATTACTCTGAGACAATTCAGCAGCGCGCGCGTGGTGAGAAAGTGCCGACGATTTTCATCGGGCAGCGAGTTCACGAAGCAGATTTAGCGGCGCATTTGCTTGAGGGGAACGACGGGTACAAATGGGAATCAGTGATACTTGAGTCAATAGATATAGCAGGCAACGCGCTGTACCCCGAGGCATTTCCGCTTGAGATGCTACACAAGCGTGAAAAAACTGACCCTTACGTTTTTAGTTCGCAGTTCCAACAAAACCCAATCCCTGCTGGCGGCGCAATATTTAAGCCTGATTGGTTTCCATTAATTGATGAAGAACCCGAATGTCTTTGCACGTTTATCACTGCTGACACAGCAGAGACTAACAAAAGTTGGAATGATGCGACTGTGTTTAGTTTCTTTGGACTTTATGAAATTGAATCGATGGGGCGTAAGACGGGTCAAGTCGGAATTCATTGGCTAGACTGCGCAGAGATTCGCATAGAGCCAAAAGATTTGAAGAATGCATTCTTAGATTTTTATGGTGATTGCATGCGTCACCCTGTGCCACCCAAGGTCGCGTGTATCGAGAAGAAAAGCACAGGCGTTACATTAGTTAGTGTATTGTCTGACTTACGCGGTATCAGCGTTAGACCAATAGAGCGAACGCGAGCATCTGGCTCTAAGACTCAGCGCTTCTTAGAGATGCAGCCGTTCATCGCTTCAAAGCAAGTATCATTTACTGCTGGTGCTCGACACACTGATATGTGCGTTAGTCACATGTGTAAGATAACTGCTAACGACGCTCATCGACATGATGATATCGCTGATACACTATCAGATGCAGTACGTCTAGC